TACTTAGACATGGACGGTGTGATTGCTGATTTCGACCATGCCTATATCAAACGCTTTGGTATTACACCTGCTGAGGCAGACCAAGGCAAAGAATTCTATAAACATTTTGATGAGTTTATTGCAGAGAGAGATTTTGCTAATCTGCCTCTCATGCAAGATGCACAGATATTGTTGAACTTCTTGGATAGCACAGGTATTCCTGTTGAGATTCTATCTTCAACATCATCTGAAAAAAGACATGATGCCATCGCACCACAGAAAACAGAATGGTTACTGAAACATGGTATCACTTATCCAATTAATCTGGTGCCAGGTAAAAGACATAAGAGAACCTATGCCAAGCCAGACCATCTATTAATTGATGATACGGCACAGAACATTGACCAATGGCGAACAGATGGTGGTATTGGTATTCTACATACTGATGCTCTCACAACCATTGGTATTATGAAAATGTATATTTGAGGAGAAACTATGAAAGAAATGTTGAAAGAGGTAATCACACCATGTGGTTGTGGCCGTAGTCCAACCGGTGAATGTATTGGTTGGCACAATCTCACCAATGAAGAATATAAAGTTCGTTTACATGAATGGAACAATTCCACTGGTAAACAATTACTAAATGAGGATTCAGGCCTTGACAACGCCTAAATACTATTATATAATGAGAAGTATGTGGACAAGTCGTTTTATACACCGTTAATAATCCGTTTATACGAAAGGAAGTAATTATGAGTTCATTTGCGAACCTCAAACGCCAATCTGGCAACCTCGACAAACTATCTAAAGCAATCGAGGCACTCAATACCTCATCTGAGGCATCTGATAAATCCGACAACTATTGGAAATGTGAAGTAGATAAAGCTGGCAACGGCATGGCTACGATTCGTTTTCTGCCTGCACCTGCAGCTGATGGTGATGATTCTTTACCTTGGGTCAAAGTATTCTCACATGGATTCCAAGGTCCTGGTGGTTGGTTAATCGATAACTGTTTGACTACACTCAACACACAATGTCCTGTTTGTGAACATAATTCTGCTTTGTGGAATTCTGGCATCGAAGCAAACAAAGAGATTGTTCGTAAGCAAAAGCGTAAGTTAAACTATATCGCCAACATCTATGTTGTTTCTGATCCGAAACATCCTGAGAATGAAGGCAAAGTGTTTCTCTACAAGTTTGGCAAAAAGATTTTTGATAAGATTTCTGAAGCCATGAATCCGCAGTTTGCTGATGAAGAAGCAATCAATCCATTTGATATGTGGAAAGGTGCCAACTTCAAGTTAAAGATTCGTAAAGTAGAAGGATATCAAAACTACGATAAGTCTGAGTTTGAATCACCATCTGCTTTGTTGAATGATGACGATGAGTTGGAGAAGATTTGGAAATCTGAATACTCTCTACAACAGTTACTCAAAGATTCTGAGTTCAAGTCGTATGATGCTTTGAAGCAACGCTTAGACAAGGTTCTTGGTCTCAATGGTGAAGCACCACGCACGACCGTAGAGCAAGTTAAAGCTAAACAACCTGCTGCTAAGCCAGTAGCAGAAGATTCACCATTCAAAGACGATTCAGAGGATGATGATATGGCTTACTTTAGTAAGTTAGCTGAAGAAGATTAATGATGAGTAGTCGGTGATGTTACCAACCCCGCTTCGGCGGGGTTTTTTATTATACAACTCGTGTGCTGGATAATATCATATTAGAAAATGTTGGTTCTGTATTTCTAACCGCAGGCATCGGAATTTTACCTGTGCCTTCTGCATAACTTTTCACAGAATTATTATTAATTATCGATGTTGGATCGTCTTTAGATTCAGGTATGTTCAGGTTAAGATTTTCACTTTGTACCTGATTTAATTTTGCACCGGTTTCTGGCATGGTTGCAGGTTCTTCCACAGCTGCAGGTGCTGACATAGGTGTTGCTGGTGTAGTTACAGGTGTTGGCACAGCCGCCGGTGTTTCACCAACTATCTTCTGATACTTATCACGAGCCGCTTTGTAATCTTCAACGGCTTCTAATGCACCAGGCCCCCTCTTAGCAAATCCTTCTAATTGTTTGTTGGTTAATTTTTCACCTTCATTACGATATGTTTCATAATCCATTAACTCTGCCATGGTTCTATCATATTCAGGTAATTTCTTACGGCGTTCTTCTTCATCTAATACACCAGCTAAACCACCAACTTCTTGAGCCTGTCTAAGGCCTTTACTCAAATCAGAATTTGGATCTTCAAAGGCACCTTCACTGGTAAACATTTTGTAGAATAATGCGCCAAGTGTGGCGGCACCAAGAATTGCCAAACCTACTGGATTGGTTGCAAAGAACATACCAACTTTACCAATCGTTTTAAGTATAGACATGGCGCCAGAACCTAGACCAAAACCTGTCAATAAATCATCTAACAAACTGCCTTTTGGTGAATCAGGTATTTTTGTTGCAGATAATGTTTTTGGGTTGCCTGCATATGGTTTTCCTGTGATTGCTTCAATAAGTTCTTTATGTCGTTTGGCTCTTTCTAGTGCCAATTCTTCTGCAAACTGATTTGCTTGGTCTCGTCTTGTTTGTTCATCAGAACTAATACTCTGCATCAAACTTAACATTTTACCAAGAATATCATTTAGACCGTCACCTGCTTCTACTGGTTTTATTTTTGATGCAGTATCATATTGTCTTTTGCCTGTGAAAAATTTAATGTCTTTTGATTTTCTACCAGTCATACGACCAAGAATAGCAGGTGCTAGATTAGAACCTCCTGTTACAAATTTAGCAATGTTTAATGGATCAAAACGCTGTTTGATACCAGTCATAGCTGCAGATGTTTTCTGTGAAATACCTTTACCAATGGAAGATGTAACACCGCCACCGCCAGCAATTTCACTGGCAATTAAATCAGATAACGGTGTCTTTCTAACTGTTCTGGCTTGAAAATAATCCATCTATTAGTAAGCTTTCTTTAAATATGCCGGTCTGTCGTCAACGCCAGCATAAGGAGTAATCGGTTGTTTCTTAGTTTGTGTCGTGGTAGTATTATTTACAATAATTGGAGCCGGTTCATTATTGACCATATCCTTCTTCAATTCTCTATTTTCAGTAGAAACGGAATTAATTTGATTACCAGTATTTAACTCAGCGGCATAGGCAACCGCCAGTTTTTTTCTATCTTCTCTGGATTGTTCACTGGCAGAACCTACTGCTCGATTAACAGCATCAATGCTTTCTAAATCTTCTGGTTTCTTTAATCGTAATTTAAAGAATGCTGGTACAATCTTAGCAGCGACCTCAGGATCATTGGCTAAATCTGGATTATTAACTAAATCAACACCAATTAATTTGCCAACTTTGTCATAGTTTTCTTTACCTGTAATCTGTATAAAACCACGGCCACGGTAACGATAACCATCACCTGGTTTATCATTGCCCATGCGACCACCATAGATTACATCACCAACGGCTTCAGGTCCTTTATCAACAACTGATTGTGCTTCTTGTAGTGTTTGAAAACGAACTTTATTTTTACCGTTTGCTGGTTGACCATCTGGTACACCAGGTGGACCATACAGTCTGTATAATGTTTTTGCTGAATACTTGCCAAGTTCTTCACTTCTTGGTTTAAAATTTGATTCTTTTTCAACATTGGCCATAACATTGGCCTGTGCCTGTTTAGAGTAACCAGCTGCAACAAGAGCACCCAATACTAAACCTTTAGCACCAGATACGACAACAGGAGGCACCTTAGCGACAGTTGGTGGTTTAGCAGTAGGTGGTGGTGCAGGTTTTGCTGTTGGTGGTGGTTTAACTTCTTTCGGTGGCGCAACAACTTCAGGTTTCTTGGCCTCTTCTACTTTTTTAGCCGTTTCTTTCTTTTTTATTACTGATTCTTTTTTCTTAGAAACCTGTTCCTGTTTTTGCTCTGTTTTCTTTTGAACCTGTTCTTGTTTAACTTCTTCGGGTTCTTTTTTTGGTTTTGGTTTTTTCTTTGGTTTTACTCTTGCCGTTAATGCTTTGATTAGTTCTTGATTACGAGCATCTTCATATTCATCTTCAGCAACTTGTTTACGAGAAGCATCAGATTCAGCCAACTTTCTATCTTCTTCAATCTTAACCATGAGTGCATAGATTGAACCAAGAGTTTCGATAGCACCTTGTAAGTCTTGTGAACTTATGCCAGATTCTAATTCTTTTTTCTTTTTTGGGTCACGAGCAAAGTATTTGATGGCTTGTTCACTACGACCGGTTAGACGGCCAAGAATAGCAGGTGCAAGGCGAGAACCACCTGTGAGAACTTTAATGATATTGAGAGGGTCAAACTTTTCTTTGATACCAACAGCACGTGCCTTACTTCTTTCAGATAAAGCTTTATTTACAGCCGACATTACTCCTTCACCACGAACAATATTGTCGGTGATAAGAGAGCTTAGAGATTTTGCTCTAATTTCTTTGGCCTTTTGATAATCCATCTATCGCTTCTTTTGACGTTCTTTTATCTTTTGATTTTCTTCTTCAATATATTGTATCAAAAGGGAGATGTAAATATCTCTTTCCCAAGGCATCATGTTTTCAAGTTCGGTCAAGCTATACTTATGGTGCTGCATTAACGAAAAATTCGTTCTATAATAATTACTCAGATTGTCATGACGAAATATTAACCGAAAAAACTTTCTAACCCTTCCACCTCTATCGTGTGGTGAAATCCACACTTACTACAGGTAAGATTTACATTTTCTCTTAGTTTTGGTAAGTTCTCAAAGAATTCTTCTATCTTCTTAAATTGTTCAGCATTTAAAGATTCTACAAACTGTAACAATTCTTCTGGTGTTGATTCGTGTGCATAATAGAACTGTTCACCGTCATAGATGTATTCGATACTATTTGCAATCATACTAAAAGTAATCTGATTAATATCTTCATACTTTAACGAATCTTTAACAATACCAAACTCGGGATATCGAAGTTTGATAGTAATCTTTGGTGTCAGTTTAATTTCAGGATCAACTTGTTTTTCTTGTGTAACTTTAATTTCTTGTAGATTGATGTTGGTTTCCATTACATTACCACACTCTTTGTCATCTACAATATTATTACAACGATATCGTGCTTCAACAATTTCACCTACTGATTTGGCACGAAGATGAACAAAATAATATTCAATATCAATAATAGGCAATCTATCAATATCTACATTTTCTGTCAATGTGCAATTGGTGAGAATATCACGAATATTCTGTTGAACGGTACTAGTTTCATTTGATTCTAGTGCCATCAGCAAATTACGCTGTTCCTTTACAAGAAAAGGCCTAAATTTAATTTTCTTTTTTGAAATCGGTAATTCAATTTCATAAGAAGGTATATCAAGTTTGGGTAATGCCATTTTATTTTCACTCCATTTTAAAAAATTATCTACGATTGAATGTAGATGCTATATCATTTATAAAGTTGTCGAGACCTGTACCGGCAGCACCAACAGCGTTGCCACCGAGACCACCAACAGCACTTGATACTGCATTGAGACCAGCATCGACCAGTTCCATACCAAGTGCCTGTAGAGAATTGTTCTGCCAGTATGTGTATGCAAATGTTACATTGAGTTTGTGGTATCCATCAGACGACCAATCTAAGTCCATTTGATTAATGGAAATAGGATAAGCATCATAAAGATTACAAGAATATGATATTTGATTGGTGACATCATATTGATTGACTGTGATAACAGTTGAGTAGTCACCTTTATATCGCATATTGTTATTGTAAAGTGGATTGATGAAGTTAAGCCATGCATCGAAAAAAATCTTTTGGCTCATGTCATCATCAACAATGAACGTCATATCAATATCGGTATATGTGTTGAGATACGGATACTTTTCAATTGGTCCATATGTTCTTTGTTCAGCTGTTGCAAATGTTCTTCCAGGTAAATTGGCATTTTCACACCGATAAGTGAGAGATTTTGCAGATGTAATATAAGGTATCAATGTCAAAGGAATAGGAATGTTCACATCAAATTTATGTGGACGAGATAAATCTCTTTTAAAAGTAGATTTAAATTCGCTAATGTTACCAGCCATTTTTGTTCCTTAGTTGTATAAATAGTTGTAGGTCACGGAATTGGCGTTCCTACCTACTCTAACACTACTTGGGAGTATCAGCATATGTCTATTTATCACACTCACCACATAATACCCAAACATATGGGTGGCACGGATGACCCATCCAATCTAGTAAAACTTACCGTGGAAGAACACGCCGAGGCTCATCGCATTTTGTTTGAAAAATATGGTAAATGGGAAGATGAATTAGCTTGGAAAGGCCTGTCGAAATTGATGGGTAAAGAAGAAATAGAAGAATCAGTAATGAGAGCTCGCATCGAAAAAATGGTTCAAACAAAAAAAGAAAGAAACATACAGCCATGGAATAAAGGTAAAAAAACTTTACAGACACCATGGAATAAAGACAAAACAGGTGTATATTCTGAAGAAACTCTAATCAAAATGCGAAAGCCTAAATCGAACACACAAAGTATGGGCAAGTATAAACGAACCGATGAAAATAAAAATAAATTAAAACAATTTAATACAGGCAGGTCTGGATTATTATGTGGTGCCTATGAAAA